GATTGGACCGCTTACAAAGGCTCTGTTACAGATGAGAAGGATTTTATTGATAGAGTATTAGAGGGGGCTGCGGAAGGGGTGGCTAACCCCTCGACAAAGAGTTTTTGGGATGAGTTCGGAAGCCTTATACCAGAGGGCGCGAAAGAGTATGCGCCCGGTGGTGTTCCAGTTGGAGCATCCGGGGAATTTGTGGGAGATGTTGCTGCTAATATAGCGGGCGACCCGCTTACCTACACCCCCGCAGCGGTTGTTACTGTCCCCTTTAAGATTATCTCCGGCGCGGCGAAGAAGATTGGTGCGCCCATAGGAAGGATGGGGCCAGTAAAGTCTGTCCTGGAGGCTCTTAATATCTACACTGGTGATGCGGCCATTGCTAAAAAGCTAGTTAATGATATAAGGCTTGAGCATCAGGGCATTCGCACAATGGGAGACAGAGAAGGTGAGGTTCTTAACGCACAACTTACCGAGATCGCAAAGCAGGCGGGCGTATCAGTTCCAGAATTAAAGAGCGCAATCGTAGAGGGTATTGAGTCGGGTACCATTCCAAATCTAGGAATGTATAGTCAAGATGTAATCAACTTTGCGGAAGGCGAAGTTGACTTTTATAAAAAGCTTCTCGCAAGAGAGAAGGCGGGTGGGGTGCCAACAGAAGATATAGCTGCCAGAGCGGGGGAACTTGGGATTGTGAAGGAGGGTTATATGCCTCACGTTCCAGGGGAGGAGTTCTTTGGAAAAACCCTGACCCAAAAGATGGTAAACCTTCTCTCCCCCAAGGTTCCAAGCTCCCAGAAGAGGGCGTTAGAGGGAACAATAAAAGACATAAACGAAAAAATGGGGCGCTCGTTCTTTCTTGATGACCCTGTTACGCTTCATCGTTTAAGAAAGATATGGAGTGATCAGGCCCTCGCCTCTAATAGGCTTCTGTCTAAAGCAGCCGATGAATTTGGCATGGTTGCGAAAAAGGATAAGGACGGGGTATATAGGGCCAAGGATGGATCGCGGGTTCCTGACGATTGGGAAATCTTAAAAGGCGTTGCTTACCCTAGCGAAATACATAGGGTTTTATCGAGGGCTGATAAGATACTCTCTTCCCCCCAAGAAGTACATAAGTTATTCAAAGCATTTGATGCGACCCAAAATTGGTGGAAGAAGTATGCCCTAGCATTAAGACCCGCTTGGCATACCCGTAACGCATTCGGTAACTTCTGGAACGCTTACCTCATTGGTGGTCTTACCAACCCATTGAGGTATGGGCAGGCAGCGGCTATTCAGAAGGCCATGCACATAGGAAAGGGTGGTAGCCTGCAAAGAAAGCTAGACCTTATCTCAGGCAAGAAGCCCACCACAGGTGTTAATCCGAAGCTCGAAGTTCCTGGTACTGGTATGACCAGAGAGGAGATATTTAACGAGGCCGTTAAGCGAGGGGTCTACGAGTCTGGTCTGTATGCCCAAGACATTGGGGGGAGTGCGCTACGCCAGTCGAAGATACCTGGGGCTACAGAATGGGTAGGGGTTAACAAGGCATTTGAAGCAGGCAAGATGGTGGAGAACAACGCTAGGCTTGCCCTGTTTATTGACGGCATAGCCAAGGGAATAAGGAAGGCGGGTGGCAAGGGTCCGATAGATGCCACAAAGATTCTGGATGAATCTGCCATCAATGTGAGAAAATCCCTGTTTGATTACAGCGACCTCTCAACAGCGGAGAAGGATTACATGAAGCGGGCAATGCCCTTCTACACATGGACGAGGAAGAACCTTCCCGCCCAGTTGAGAGCTATTGCGGAACATCCTGACAGGGCTAATAAACTAAATATACTGATTGCGGGGTTGCAGAGGGACACAAAGACTATAGACTCCAACGATGTAGATCAGTGGGTGAAGGATCAGTTTCCTATATTTCTTAATGCGAAAGACTCTGAAGATACGCATACCTTTATAACGGCTATGTCGTATCTTCCAACGGCAGAACTGGAAAGGATTTTCACATCCCCAGAAAGGATGGCTCATCTTTTCGGACAGATGGGAACCCCCCTCTTGAAGGTTCCCGCAGAAATTTGGAAGAACTATAGCGTTTTCAAGGAAAAGCCTATAGATGTTTTGGAATATAAATCCGAGGGGAAGTTTGGAGAGGGCACATTTAAGAGTGTTCCCGGCCTAACGGGCTCTGATGACTTTCTTGGTTTGAAGGTTACGCCCAAACAAAAACATCTACTCCAGTCCCTCGTTTTACTTGGGGAGATTGACAGGCTTAATCCGTTTGGGGTATTCGGAACAGAAGAGAAGAAGTCTTGGGCAGGCGCAACAAGACATGGAAGAGATATTCTTGAATCATCCCGTTGGATAAGGGCATTGACTGGAGCAAGGTTATACACACGGGAGAAGGGGAAGGCGGAAATGAAGAAAGACCTTGAGCTTAGGTCAGATGTTGAGTGGCTCAGAAGGAATATAAAGTACGCAGCAAGAATTAACGAAGATTTAATGGAGCACCTACAGAGACAGCTAGACGAGATAATGCAATGAAAAAGATTCTTCTTATAATCCTTGCGCTATTACCATTCGCGTTACAAGCGGGGCCACCCGATGGTGGCCAACCGAGGGAAGCGCAATTCCTGCTTTACTGCCACCCTAGCGAGAATGATATGATCCTCGCCATTGCCAAATCCTTTGGCGAACACATTGCAATCACGGCAGATGTAGGCACTCCGCCCAGGATGAAGCTTCTTATTTTTCTGAATGAGGAGAAGAAGACGCTATCAATCATGGGCACATCAAACGAAAGCTGTCTGGTCTTCTCAGCGTCCAACGTCGAACACTTTGAACGGCCCGCCTACCTTCCCAAGGAAGGGGATGAGGGCACATGACCCCCGAGGGTTGTCCATTGGATATTGACCCTATAGAAATTGGCAAGTTGATCCAATCGGTGGAGTACCTGACCGCACAAGTGCAGGAAAACAATAAGAGATTAAAAGATTTGGAGAAGCATTTGGAACGAACAAGGGGAATGGGATTAGGTATTTTATTGGCGAGTGTGGGAATTTCCGCAGGTGGCGCTTCAATATTCACAAGATGGTTGAGTGGTTAACAATGGAGAAAGTAAATGAATCCTGAAATGATGATACAAAGACTGGCAGCTATTAAGGCTGAGGGTCAGGCAATAATGCAGCAGCTAGAGGCCGCAGGAATCCCTGCACAGCAGGTTATGGCAGCAGTTGACCAGATGGGTGGAGCGCCGCAAGGAATGCCACAGGGCGCACCCCAGGGTATGCCTCCAGGGCCCCCGCAGGGAATGCCTCCACAGGGTATGCCTCCGGGTCCGCCACAGGGTATGCCGCAGGGCCTTCTAGCGCCGTAGTGATCAAATGGATACAGAACTTTGGTTACACAGACGACGGGTATTATAGGTGCGAAAAGTGGGGAGGCGCGGCAGTAGGTTTCTTCTATGCCCTGTCTACCCCTGAAGAGAATTATATGAAGGTAGATGGACCGTTCTGCTCTGCCGAGAAAAGGAACAGAGAATTAGAGTCGGCCATCGAAAAACACAATAGCGCTTAATGGTGCTTAATACAGGAGGGTGATTTATGTGGGGGAAAGCAAAGGAATGGGGAATGAAGAAAAAAGTATTCGTGGTCATAGTATGTGGAATGATTGCTCTCGCCTTGGTTGGGTGGCTAACTGGGTGGTGGTCATCGGACTTACCGCCTGCCTCTTAGGATGCACGACAATAAAGAAAGCAGGAGTTACAGCGATAGCAGCGGCGGGAGGTGCTACTGTGGCGACTGCATTGAGTGGGGGTGTAGCTGCGCCGATACTGGGCGGCACGACGGGTGCCTTTGTGGGGTCTGCGGTATCGGACCTGATGATTACGAGCCCACAATCCGGCTTCTTGAGGGGGAAGGACATGACTAATTGTGCGCCTGATAATTTCTGGTCCCTCTTGGGATCGCTTGTGGAGATGGGTGGATGGCTCTTACTGCTACTGATATTTGTACCGATGGTCCTCGGGTGGATACTGCCAGGGCCCCTCGAAAAGAAAAAGAGAAGGGACTAAAGCTAGTAGAGGTCTGTTGGGTTGATGCTTATACCGAGGCCAGTTGGGCAGAGTATAAGCCTGAGACTATAGAAACAAAAACTTACGGGCTGCTCGTAGGAAAGACCCGCCAGTGGACAACACTGGCTATGACTCAGGAGAAAGGTTACTGGGGAAACCTTTGGTATATCCCCACAAAGAATGTGGTTTCTATTCGGGTGATCGAAACCCTCTAAATAATGGAGAAGTGTTCGTTAAGCGACTCACAATGTGTCGTATATCGCAGCACTATGTATTGGAGGTGGACCGCTTTAATCGTATACTTGATTATTTGTTTCTATGATTTCATGGTTGTGCCCGTATGGTATGGGCTAAACAGGCCAGATATAAGCGAGTTTATGGATATCCTTAATGCTACGCCAGAACCAATGGTACAGATGGAGCTAATGAAGAAGCTCACAGGACAGCATTCCCCGTTTACTTTGATGAATGGCGGTTTGTTTCACTTGGCCTTTGGTGCAATACTGACAGGCAGCGCATTCGGATTAAACAGATAAAGGTTGTGTAATAACCTCTTTAGCCTTCATCCTTTCCCTGGCGTAAGCGTGTAGCTTGACCCCCTCGTTCCTCTCAAACACCTCTGCCCAAGTCAAACCACTTGGGGCCAACTTGTACTGGTGAACCCAACAGTACCGGGCAAAATAATATCGCCGGTCCTTATCCAATTCCACATATCTCTTTCAGGTCGTCCATCGACCTTAATTTATTTTTGTGGATGTAGTGATTTATTATCCCATAGCCAAAATCTTTCCGGGGGGCTTTCTCTAAAGTCTCCCCATATTCCCACCCGATTAAAGCAGCCTCTTCCACATCATCCATATACTGAGCAAGAATGTAGATGTCTGCGAATGGTTTGTTCTCTTCATGTATTAGATTAAACGCCTTTCTAGCTGTTTTAACATCTACAGTCATGCCGTTTGGTGTTGTGAAATCTATCCCCTTATCCCCGCTTGGTCGTTCCTCCCAGTCTACCTCTAGCCCAGAAAACTCCGCAAAAGCAACCTCCCCAGAAAGACCAACCAGTTCATAATCTTTGGACAGTGGCCTAGAACTAGCATGGTTCTTGTGTATATCGTGCCTCCGTTGGGCAATCTTACGCAGCCGGTTCATTATCCGGTCCTTGTAGGTCTTTGGGAAAGTTTAGAATCCTCCCCTCCTGAAAGAGAAAGGCCCGCATAGCGGACCAAACCCTTTCCTCCTGAATAGACTCTGACTGGGAACCCCTTTCTGAAAGGATGTCCCCCAACTCAGCCGAGTCTATAAGATCATGGTCTATCAACTCCTGAAGGATTGTCACTCCGGCATCAATGTGAAAGACCATCAGCATCGGAAGGGTAACATCACTCACCTTCCTATCTCCTTCATCCTACGGTACAAGGCTAACGCAGCCAGAAAAGCCTGAAAATTCTCCTCAATTTCCGTAGAACGTACCGCCTCAAACCTTCCCGTTGCTTTGTCGCAGCGCAATATGTACGTCGCGTCAACATCCTTACCATGTACATCCTCCGCAGCCCTTGCATAGGCCGCGACCTGTAAGTGGTACTCAGGGTACACTGCCTTACTGGTTTTCCAGTCGATAATGCAATACTCACCATTTATATTTGCCCTCGCATCTACTGTCCCCGCATAACCATGCTTGCGGTGATATAGTTTCTCTTCAGAAGACAACCACTCAACGTTGTTCTCCGAAACCCATGCCCTGAACGCATCAATCGCATTCAGCGCCTCGTCTTGCTTGGGAAGAGTGGGAATCTCACCTCCCTCCATCTTCCACTTGATGGCATCCTCTACCCACTCATGGGTGATGGTGCCGATGTTAAGAGCGTCTTTGGATGTGGAGCGGTAAGCAGACTTAACCCCCTTGATGATAGCGTCGAGCCCCATAGCAGACTTGTATACATTAGTCTTCTTTGAGGACGATTTCTCATCGTGGAATATGTGCTTTTCGAGCCAACCAACACCAACCTTCAACGCCCAAGGAACAAGAGCGGGTTTGGCTATAATGTCAAGCACTCTAGTCGCGCTTGGCACTACAGCCTTACCCACCTTGTAAGAATGGAGTCGCTTATCGAACAACAGATCGACGGACTCCCCATCTGGGTACTCAATCAGCATCAGAATGGAACGTCATCTGCCGATACGGTTGCCTCCCTGCGAGGAGAACCCCCACCGTTATAAGGCGGCTGAATATCACCGCTCAAATACTTTGTACCATTCTTTGAGACAGTTTTCCAAAGGCTAATGTGAACCTCCTTACCGTCAAAAAGACCCTTGCCTGTAAAGTCAGGCCGCTTCTCATTCCCCTCTTTATCGTTTGTAAAGAGGGACAACTTTCCTTCTCGCATTTCGTAAGCCACTTGTTTCTCCTGTTTAAGTGTTTCACTAAAGTGAAGATGCTGAAGTGCATCTTCTTCCATCATCTCCTCTATGCTCACCATAGAGGCGTATGATTCCTTCACAGAACCCTCGCTTCTGATCGTCTAGTTGCCTGTATGGTCCGCCATACTTCAATCTGAGTCTCAGCAAGTTTGAGTTTCCAATACAAAGCCGCCTCGTTTTCAACCGCTCCCGAGTGCGCCTTTATAATATTCTGGTAGTCTGGGTGGGCACGGCACCAGTTCTCCTTCTCTGCTATCGTCTTGCCCACCGCCTGTTCGAACAGGATGGCAAGCTGCACCTTCCTGTAATCTTCGAGGTGAACCCTCTCACCCTTTGCTTTCGCATACTTTGGGGATGTTAACTCTATCCTATCCAGAGCATCACCCATTTCCATTGAATCAATCATTCATCGTCACCGCTTCTGTATCTTAAAATGTCTGTGGCAGTTATCAAATCTGCCGCTAGTAAGGAAGCGTCTTTGGTGTTTAGGTTGATTGCAAAGCTACCTATGGTGAGGGCTACAAGCTCCCCATCCACTCTTACATCGAAGTCTATTGAAATTTCAGTCATCTAAATCCTCTCCAATCTTTTGCATTGTGTGGACAATTATACCACCCCTGAAGGCAGAGTCAAGCGTTTTCAGAATAAACATGGGTTGCCAATCCAATACGTCCACATCTCCACTATGCGCCTTGGCGTGACAGGGGTGGCATAGCGGCATGGTTAGCCAATCACTGGCCTTGTACCCTGCCCCACCCGAAAGGGGGCTGTAGCGCCCCTTCAGGTGGTGTGGAACTACAGTACCGTCTTCGATACCACAGTTCGCACAGGGCAGAGTACCCACCCATCGGGTGTACCGCTTGCTTTCCCATCGTTTACCCTTGGGGATCATATCCCACAGACCCCAGTAAGGCACTGAGCCTCGGTGTTGTCTTCGTAAATCACCCCGCGCTTTGATATTGCCTCTTCGTATGGAACCGGGGTTATCGGTTGCCCACCTCTGGACCCGT